ACGACACATTGAGGCTCGGGAAACTCAAGCCGATCATCTGATCGTCGGCCCAGGTGACTGACTGCGCGAGATCTATGTCAGCAATGTTGTCGAGAAACTTCTTGATGTTCGACTTCTGGAACCCGCCATCCGAGATGTTCGTGGGACCGCCGCTACCGTTCCAGACATAGAACCCCTGACGCGAGTGATACCAGAGCATGCCGTACTCGGCGAGGATGCCGCCCTCTGACACGCCGCCGATGCCCGCGATCTCTTGGACATTGAACGTCGATACACTGTTACCGTACAGGCCGTACAGGGTTTGCCCCTTCACAAGACCAAGGACGCTGCCGGTGGACCCCATGCCCATGGCGGGGTCGGTCAACGAGTTGTCGCCTACAGGCCACACCTGAAGCGACAAGCTGAAGCCCCACGGCTCATCGAAATTCGACGCGTAGACGAGCGAAGGCTCGCCTGGGGCACTAAACCCGAAGATGCAGTTCTGGTGCTCTACAATATACTTGAACGGTAGCGGAGGATCTCGATATACAACGAGGACTTGACCGACATTTCCAGCGGCAACATTATCGGTGAATGTGGTAGTAGTATTGTCGTTAATAGTTCCCACATAGTTCCACGTCCCGTTTCCTCCGCCAAGGCGGTAGATGTTACGCTTCGTTACTTGCGGATCAGGTGAGGTGGGTACGCCGGTGAGAAGGACCATCATAGCCGTGACGGTTATAGCGTTCGAGATAACTTCCAGGCCAGTGGATGCGTTGAAGCCTTGACCACTCTCCTGGTCAGCGGTTGCATAGGTTATCGTGTAGACGAAAGTGCCTGTGAGGTTGCCCGTTGCCCCTGCAATAGCCGTAGGGGCCGTCGTGGCCGCTACAATGCCCCAGTATGAGACGTTGAGACTCGTGTCGATTTTCAAGGGCACATCGACGCCGTTCGTCAAGAATATCCACTTGCCGTAGATCGCCATGGTGGGCGTCGCTGTCATCGTGATGTCATCGACAACGTACTGAGTACGGAACATCGCCCCTGCCGGTATAGGCAAGAACGTCTGGGCACCGTTCGCGCAATAATAGATCTCAGCGTTGCCGCCGTTGTCGCATATGACGATGTAACCGTTCTCTACCGTGAGCGTGGAGAACTTCTCCATCGCTACGATGTGATAAGGAAGGACGTTTGGAATTTGCGAGAATATTTGACGCCCAGGCGTAACGACGTAACCACCGTAGCCGACGTTCGGGATAAGGTTCATCATGTCGATGAAATTCGTCTGGTTGACGTAGTATGACTCAGTTGTAGGGTCTATACCGCCGAAGGGGCCCACTGAGAGGAGAGACTGTACGTAGTCGTTGACCGGGGTGCGGTACCTAGCCATTAGAGTTGGATACCGGCGGCAATCGTAGCGAAGAACGGCGTCTGGAATATGTACTCACCGGAAGAGGCCGCCCAGGCAACAGTCGGAGTGGTGCCTCCTTCCGCCGTACCGAAGTACATAAATGGAAAGGCGTTCGCCAGGCCATTGTAATACGTTACTGTAGCCTCGTCCCAAGTTACGCCTGTTGCCGGGGTGCCTGTTACACTCATTGAGGTTGAGCCGTCTTTGAGTGCAGCTACTCCCCAGTAAACAACGCGGTATATGTGTGCCGATGTGCCGGGGAGCGGCCCCAAGGACACCCCACCGCTTACAGTACCCACGCCGGGAAGATGAAACTCGGTATTGATGAACCATGAACCGGGTATTACGGGGGCTACCGAACCCGCGTTAATGTTCACCGTCTGTCCGGTACGTGAGAGCGTCAGTGAGCCGTCAGTATTCGTGATCGTCTCTACGAGGTCGCTGCCGTCTACGTTATATACCGTAGATGAGTCGGTAACGACGATGCCTCCCGATCCGGTGATGTTCGTGACGGGGATAGTGCCTGCGGGGACTGTCACGGTGCCCGTGAAAGTCGGGTCGTTGATCGTCGCGCTGCCGGTCACATCGAGGGTGTCAACGGTCTCCCCGCCAGTGACGGTAAGCCCGTCTGTAAAGGACACAGGGACGGACGAAGCTAGCGTGCCGCCCGTTACATCGAGGCCGCCTGCTGCCGTAGTCTCGCCGTCAACGAGAAGAGTTCCGTGTACGACTTCGTTGCCCGTTACGTCCAGGCTATCGGTCGTTGTGCCTCCAGTTACATTGAGGCCGTCATCCATCGTCACCGGGTCGGTGAACGTAACTGGGACGTTAATCGTCCACGGGTTAGGGATGACGAGGGCAGTGTACGGTATCTTACCCACGACGAGCGTGCCGTCCTTACGGACTGACCACACGGGTACGCCGTTAACGACAAAGTTCTCGATGAGTGAGCTTGATGCTGATGTGATGTCGGTGATCGTGACTTGCTCGGCGATCATCATCGCGCTCGTGCCCGCGTTCCATGTTTCAATAAGGTTCTGGATGATCTGACCCGAAGTTGTAGCGGTAACAGGCGTGATCGTGACGTTACCGTTAACGTCGGTATTTGTCACTTGACGCCATGCGACGGCGGTGCCTGGGATGATCGTCGCTAGTGCTACCCAACGTGTGAAATTACCCACTGAGTCCTGCGACAAAGCAAACGCCGGGTTAGCAGCGTTAGCAGGGGCTAATTGCTCCCATTGGGCATCGTCGGTGTTGTAGTCAGCGTTGACAACCCACCATGACACGCCGTTGACCTCACGGAAGACCGTCAGGACACCGTTAGGCTCGTCGGGGTATAAAATGATACCCGGGTCGATCTTTTCGATCTCCAGGTCATAAGGCAAATAAGCAAGTTGGGGGTTTCCGGGTGCTGCCGAGAACGGGAAAAATTCGTTAGAATTTGACATTTACCACCAACCCCCGCCGTTCCCACGGCCTCTATTCCTGCGCGTGATAGGCACGAAGCCTTTGAGCTTGCTGCCCTGTAGGTTTTCTGACCACATATTCATCTTCGTCTTCTCGCGGTTGTAGTTCGCCATCGCCTCGTTCGTCTTGTCGAGGTTGTCCGCCATCCAACAGCGCGAGACCATGTGCCACACGAGGGCCATCTTGCATGATGCAGGAAATAAAATTGGATCGTTTAGGTTCGAGACAACAGGATGCTGTACGACGTACTCCATGCGTACAACAGTCGTTGGCGTTGTCGTTAATGGGGGGATGCTGAAGACGATATAGCCGCCACGCATAGCGTAGCTAGGACGGCTATTATGATGCCATGAATTTTTAGTTGGAACACGTCCTCCATGCGGGACGTCCATGACCGGGTACGCTTCCGCTTGTTGTACGAGCCATTGGGGAGTCTGCGGCACGCCTGTGTTGTTGTACGACGAGGTGTTGTCCCACGTCTCTTGGATTTCGCCATTTAATGTTGGTACATCCGTAGGGATTAAGAGTTGTTGGGAGCCGTCAGGGCCCACCATGTAGATTCTCAGTATACGCGAAATCGCAGGAAGCTGGTACTCACGCGTGCCGCTGCCCACGTCGAAGTTATACTCGCCGTACGGGTGGTCGATGTCGAGGCTTAATTGCTGACATGCCGTAGTAGCAGCCCGAGCCATGAACGCTTGACTAAAACGAACAGGAGAAGGCTCGGAAATAATATCCCGAACCTCCGCGACTAGGGTGCCCAATACCATGTCTGGGTTAGCCATTATTTACTCGACTTCTTGCGCCCGTGAGTAACATCGCTCTTGCTGACGCGGCTCGTTGGGCCGACTTCTTTCGTGGACATGCGGGGACGGCTAGGAGCCGCTGGACGATTGTCCTTCGCCTGTTTGCCGAAGTCTTTCGCGATCTCTTTGCTTGAACGCTTAGTGCCTGCCGACATAGTAGTCGGCTTCTTCGCCGCGCTAGGCTTCACGTCACGCATTGAGGACATTACTTTGTCCTTTTGTCCAGGCTTGACCATAGCGTCTTTGCGTGAGCCGTTCGAGTTGAAGCGCGAGCCCGTAGGGCCTTCTTTCGTCGTGCCGCCGCCCTTGAGGTCGTACGCTTTGCTCTCGGACTTGCTAGCTGTCTTACCGGCTGTTTTGCCGAAGTCTTTCGCTACAGCGCCCTTTGAGCGTGAAGCCGCTTTAGCGGCTGCGCCTTCTGCCTTAGCGCCGCCGTAGCGTACTGACTTTGAACCTGACTTCATAAACTTAGAAGCCTTATCGCTCACGCCGCTGATGACTTTGGACGCGGCATCTTCCACGCCCTGAACAGCTTTAGGTGCGAAACGCTTAGCTGCGGCACCCAGAAGCGTGCCGCCTGAGCGCGCCCCAGTAGCTTCCATAGACGCAAACGGAATGGCAGCACTATTCGCCTTGTCTAGGCCCTTGAAGAAGTCAGCACCGCCCTTGCCCATTGTCTTCTCGGAATTGTAGTAATCGGTCTTCTCACCCTTACCCAACTTCGAGTTGATCTTCGCCGCTACGCCTGCGCTGTCACGGTCGCCCTTGCCTGCTTTGTACTCTGCGGCCTCGCGTTGACGCGTGTAATAGGCCGACTTACGTGCATTCGGGTCCTTGATATTTTGAACCGACTTTTGGATTGAATCTTCTGCCATGTTTTTAGCCTCCGACCGTCCACAGGACGTTCATGTTCCCTGTAGCCGTCGCTCCGAGTGAGTTTGCTGAAGTGAAGCGTACTGCGCGGAGCTTCGCTTTCACTTCGAGAGCATAGTTGTTTGGGTTATCGCTAAGTAGCGGGTTCGACCAGGTTCCACCTGCGGAGGTCGAATCTTCGCTATTGCCTGGGAGCTGGAACCATGCGGATCCGTTACCCTCTGCTGTAGCGATGTCGTAAGTACCCCAAACGGTAATGGCGTACCCGCTACCGGGTCCGATAACTTGAAAGGAGAACTTCTCCCAACCTAAAGGCCAGAGACGAATGAAAGGAAGGCGTCCACCACCTGGGTAAACGCCTACGGGACCGCTGTCTTGGCCTGCCGCAGTGAAGGTGAATTCCTGCGGCTGAATAACGCCTACGCGTCCGGGAATTGACCCCACGGCGGTGCTCCTTTAGAGAATATCCCATGCAGGGACGAAGTACGTATTCTTACTCTGAGGACTGAACTCGTTTGCGTCAAACGGGACTGCCCAAACGATTACTTTGAGGTTGCCGGTTGCGCCGCTACTCGTATTCAACCGAAGGGTTAATTCACTGCCTGCGGACCAAATAGCGTCAAATTGCGCTATAGGGTTCGCCGGATAGAGAACGCCAGGTTGATTGATGATAGCGTTGAGCGGTAAGTCTACAGGGAATAACGCTGTGCCGACTGCTGCGAGCGGCGGAATGTGCTGACCTGGGGTGTATACAGTAGAGTTCGCAAGAGCGGGCATCGTAGGTAATGTACCTGCTGTACCGCCTGAGAATGTCGCACCTGAAACGGTAACTGTACCTGCGGCAGTGCCGAGCGTACGCGAGAACGTAACGGAGTTGCCTGCGGTCGTGTAGTTAATCCCTACGACGTAGAGAATCAGTTTGTCTGCGTATGCGTAGTAGCCGGGGCCCCACGGTTGCAGGCGGTTGATCGTCTCTGCTGCGTCTGACGCAATGAGATTGTTGTTCGCCGTGTACGCGGTTGCCGTTGCTGTGCGACTCGTGATAAGGAACTGCTGAGAAACTCCGCCTACAACCAGGTTGTAGGTCTCGTTTACCAGCCAGGTTCCCCCGAAAGTAGCCGTGACAAACGGAGCTGACCCTGCAGTTTCATAAGCCGCTGATCCTAGCGAGATGTTCATGGCGGTCGTACCTGCGACGGTACCACTGAACACATACGAGACCGACATGATCTTCAGGTTAAGGCCCAGTGGAGTACGCGCTGAAACGGTTGAGGGGACGATGCTTGCCCCTAGCGTTACGGTATCGAAGGGGATAGCGATGAGGTGATTGTACCCCACCGCCTGCGGATAAGTGTTCTTACCTATTGTGTTTTGCATGGCTTAGCCTGCCGATCCGACAACACCACGAGCATCGACGACGCCGTGGATTTCACGGAATTCCGTCTTGTGGAGAATTGACTCGGTGTATGGGTCCACGTTGGATTTTTGGGTATCGTATTTGATGCTGTAGAACATCGAGTGACCTGGGTCTCCGGGTTGACCCATCGGAGCCGCAACGAACCACGGGAACGGTCCATTGAGAGGAGCGTTGAGGTAGTCGGTCGGCATGAGGTCGAACGATCCACCGGCAACGTTAACTGAGTTCGTGTTCTCGCCTGGGCGATAACCTGAGCCAGTAACTTCGAGTGCGACTTGATGCATACCGATCGGGTATACAAGGCGCTCTGGGCGGCGAGTGGTTAAGAGTGCGCGATCATTGGGGATCGTGACCATAAGGTATTGAGCTTCTTGAGCCGTTTCCACGGTGAATGGAGCGTTACCGAGGTAATTGCTGTACGAATTCACGCCAGGTACTGAGCTTGCGCCTTGTAACGGGTGATTGTACGAGCAGAGAGGTTGACCGTCTGCGTAAGGTACTGCGGCGCTGAAGGCGTAGTTCAGGATTGACCAGAACAGGCGTTCCTTCGTTTGGTCGCTGGAGTAGCGCAGTTGCTTCGGAAGTTGCTTGATGATCCGCTTGGGATCTTCCAGCATCATTTCCTTGGTAACGCGGTATCCGAGTGCCCAGGTGCGGTACGTTACTTGATAACGGTTGCCCTCTGAAGGGGTGTCGAAATGCGGTGCTTGACCTTCAGGACGAAGGAACAAGGTGCCGAACCCGACTAAGTTCAGGAACTGAACAAAGCGGCGTTCGTCATCGCCTTCGTAACTGTTGAACAGTTTGTTGTATTGGAGCGTCTTCTCCGAAGCACTGTTGCTGTATTCTTTGTGAATAACAAGCGATGCGCCTTGGAGGTATGTTGATGAATTGACAATACTTGACATTCAGATACTCCTAAGCGACCAGTACGGAGGGGTAGAAGGTAACTAAGACGCGAGCGCCTAAGTCGCCAACATCGCCTGCGCTCGGGCCGTTCAGCTTTTGAACAATCGTCGCGACTTTGTTGGAGGCATTCGGGTCCATGACGTAGAAGCCGGTAACTGGGTCGATATTGATACCGACTGCAAGGCCCACGTATGCTTGATACGTGCCGCCCGAGATCCAGCCGGTGACCGCAGTGAGGTTGATTTCGAGGCTCGCAGGTCCGCCGAGTGATGCATACATCGTTTGCGAGGCATCTAAAGGCAATGTCCAGTTGTCGCCTTCTTGTGTGAAGCCAAAAGCGAACGTCGGTGCGGGCTGCTGATTGATGCTTCCGCCGTAGTTCTTGACCGACTGCATAACCGCGACGCCTGCGATGCCGGAGGCAACGTTAGCTGCAGCCGGTGAGAGGCCTGAAGGTCCGACAGCCGATCCACCCAAGAGGGTGGTGTTCGAAGCTGACACGGTGCCTGCCGCCGAAGTGGTCGTGATCGAGATAGCGATTGAGTTGCCAGCGGTGCCTGGGGTATTCGCTTGCAGTAAAATAACGAAACCGACTGGAGTCGGTTCTTGCGTTGCGGTTACTGCGGTAGTACCCGTGTGAGCGTTGATGTCCGCGACTAACGCGAGCACTGCATCATTGATGAGGCTTGTGACTACGATCGGCGAAGAGCCGACTACGCCATTGATTGAGTAGGAGATCGTGTCGCCGGGCAAGAAGTCGTTGTTTAAGTTAAATAACCCTGCGGCTGGAGTGCCTGCAGAGAAAACGACAATCGCGCCGTCAGCGATAGGTACAAGCGGAGACGCTTGGCGAATGTTCGGCTGACCCGTAGTGCCGCCAGGCATGTAAAGTTGTGGTGGGGCCGCGTAAATAAGCGCCATAGCTTCCCTTCTCTCATAATTGTAAAGATACTGTTATCCTAAGGATACAGTTTATTCGTGCGTACGTCAACAAAAGGAAAGAAGGGCCACTTGCGTGAGCCCTTCTCTTGCTAGGTCCTTGTGCTCTATTGGAGCGGTTTGAGCTTCCCGTTCTCTTCGCCAGTGTCGTTGTAGAAGAGGAGAGCGTCATCTGGGGTAATGCCGGATTCTCGTACTTTGTTCGAGAACGCTTCTGCGTAGGCTTGCCCTGAGAGTTCCTGGGCCGTCTTTGCTATCCGCGAGAGGTACTGACTATGATACGCCTCTTCGCTGAGTTCAACCAGCATCATCCCTCGGTAGGTGATTGTCTCTACTGACGAGACATCGCCGTCTTGGCCTCGTGGCTGAATCGCGTGCATGTCGTACGGGAGATCGTGATCGTCTTTGAGTTCATCGACCTCAACGGCTCGTACCAGGCCTCGACGCATTTCGTTGTAGAGTGAATCTGCTCGACTCGCGTCGGTCTTCAAACCTCCGCGTTGATTGCGGTCATACACGCGCCATGCGTACATGTGCTCCGGTTGAGGATTCTTCAGGTAAGAACCTACATCTGAGAACTTCGACCTATGGTTGTACATGCCCTCGAATTTAATGTTCGTACCGACGAGTTCTTCCATTGAAATGGAATGGCCGCCTGGGATAGCGCAAGGGCCTGAGTTACGTGAAAATGGATCCATGATTAACCCTCACGATGCGAGACAGTGATTTGTTTGTTGGGGTTACGGCGTTCGTTTTGGATGTCCTTATAGCTCTCGTTGTCAGACTGCCCTAACGAACGTTGGATCTTCACGTACTCTTTCTCTGCTGGAGTGAGCTTGAGATCTTCTTGTGTAAGACGTTTGTGCCCCGCTGGAGCCCCACCGCTGCGCGACCCGCCATAGTTCGGGATACTGCGGCGATGCTCTTCGGGTACATGCCCACGTTCGAGAGCTTCTACCTTCGCGAACTTGTGAGTGTACGCTAAGGTTTCGTCTATCTTCGTCACGTCAAAGTTCGCCAGTTGGTCCTCGGTGTACGTCTTAATAATCTTGTCGAACTCTTTGCGTACTTCGGGGTCCTTGATGTTCTGGCTCGCATAGCCGTGGATTGCTTGCTTCACCGTAGCAATCTGAATCGGCTTGAAGCGACGGTTCATCTCGTCCTGCGCGGCGTTCACGAGCTGTTGATTGTTCGCACGGAGGAAGTCAGCGGGGTTGAGGGCCATGTTTGCGGCGATCTCAGCGTCAATCTCCGCTTTAGAGCGGCGGTCGAAGTTCTGATGCTGAACTGCAGGTGCCGGAGCTACGTATTGATGCTCGAAGCGTGTGTTCTGCTGTGCCCGTAAGGCTGCGTTGTCTAGCTCAAGCTGACGGAACCGCGCTTCGTTCTCTGCTTTATCGTCTGGGGGGTCCTCTGCGATTACAAGTGAGAAATTATCATCTTCGTTATTATCGCTATCACCTAGGTCTAGGCTGAAATCTTCTTCGCTCACAGGTCAAACTCCTCAATGAACCATTTGGGGGTATCTATACCAGCATCGACGTAGAGTTGTCGTATGGTGGCTTTTAGGCACTCTCCATACTTAATGTACGCCTGCCGGGTACTATCGTCAAGTTTCGGGTTGGTGAGTAGGGCTTCACGTTGCTTCTTATAAATAGGGAGGAAACTCTTCTTGAAGAGTTCCCTCATGTGCCCTGATTCTAAGATCTCAAGCAGGTGCTCCCGCTGGAGGATGTTGTTGGGGTCCACTGCCGCTCCCTTTTATGTCGGTATGGGATAGGACTTGCTTCTGCATTTCCATTTGCTGCTGCATCTGCTGGGCCTGTTGCCGTTGTTGTTCCTTCTGCTTCGCCTGATCCAACGTCCCGATGTACCGCGTGACCTCGGGGATGTCGTGAGCTTCAAGCAGGGATGCTGTTACGTTATACACCAGGCTGAGATCTCCTTGTACCAGGGGGTTGCCCATGAGCTGTTGGTACAGTCCTTGAGCGGTCTCCTGACTCTTCTCCTTGTCGAGAGGACCGCCGCTGCCCGCTACCGTGAGTGTGTAGTCGAGCGAGAGGATCTCCTTCGGGATTTGGATCTTCTGTGCGCCTTCTTGGGCTTGCATGATGACATCGAGCTGACCCGGAGCATACTGCTTGTAGAGCAGAAGGGTGAACTTGAACATCTTCAGCATCCAGCGGCGTGTGCGCTGGAGCACCTTGTTCGTCTGTTGACTCTGCGCTGCTGCTTGGGTCTGCGCTGCTCTTGCGCTAACTCGCCCTGAGCCACCTCCGCCCTGCATTTGCCCTGGGCTTGGGAACGAGCCCGTCATAGGTGCCCCGACAACACGATCCGCCTGTTGCGTGATCTGTTGCTGCTCCTGCATGGAGTTTTCGGGGTATGGCGGCGGTTGGATGAGCTTGATCGGGTTGTTCGAGCCGTCCGGCACGCGCATAATGCTCAGCGTACTGAGTTTCTTGTCGGATTCGCGTATGTTGACGCTCTCATCTACCTGGTAGACCGGAATATTGATGCGATCCAGTGCTTCGAGGCGCGCTAACTGTTGTGCATCGGCCTCATCTTGGTACGGAGTTAAGCGGAGGGGTATTGATGAGCCGTAAGCGCGGTTCGCATAGGGCCACGGGGCGTAGTTGAAGTACGGACGGCCTCCGTCGTACTCGTAAGGAGCCCAACCGAGGAGAATTTGGGTCTGATCGTGTATCCAGAACACGTTTTCTTCTGAAACGCCGTCATTGTCCATGTCATAGAGGTCGGTATGGATCTCCCAGACGCGTAAAGGGCCCCGATTCATCTTCAAACCGTTGACCGTAGACACGGAAATGTCGCCGACGTCGATGAGATTATTTAGCGTGTACGTACGAACGCCTTGGGGGTCGGTGTAGAGTTCCGATTGACCTGGATTAACAGAGTAGAGAGCGCGCTCTACCTCGTCACCGTCGAGTGTACCGTCCTCAACCATTGCCATAAGGAGGTTCTCGTCCATGTAGATCTTCTCAGCGCAGCCGTCTGCCTCGTCTACTGAGCGTGCTTCGTTCGGTATGAGGATAAAATCGCGTAGTTCAATAGGCTTCCACTCTACGTCTGAGTATTGTTTGACCTTAATACGCTTGCTGACGCGCTTCTGGGTGCCGTCGGGCATATCTTCTAGGATGCGGTGAACGCGCTCGGTTGTGTGCTCTTTCCAAGTGACGCGCATGATCGAGGTGCCATCACGTCCCGCTAGTTGGATGCACGTATCGACCTGCTCATCCCACATGAGGTCGCTGTATTTGTTGTTCATAAACTGTTCAACGGTGTGCTGGTTCTCGGTCGCTGGGGTATCATTGCCGCGAAAGAGGATCGGACGCGGTACAAGTACCGTGCCCGATATACGTGACGCGAATTCATCCACTGCTACGGCTACTAGAGGCGTTAACGTCGTAGGAGCGCCGGGGTTCGGGATGTCCGAACCCACTTCTTCGACGTTATCTCGTTGCTCGTAGTATGCGTTCCCTTTATCGAGCTGATAGTCCAGGCGTGACCTGTTAGCTATCGTAAGCGTAACGAGGTTGTATAGAGCTGAACCGATGCCGGTCCATCTCTCATCGTCTACTTTGGGCTTCGGCAACTCTATATCGTGCTCAGGTTGGTGCGTGACGTAACTACGTTGTTTATTGTTCGCCATAACTTACCAGCCTATGCAGGAGATGCTAGCGGTGCCGGATGTGCCTGAGTTATAGACTACGGCGCTTGAGGTGCCTGGAGTCGCGTTGATGCTCATTGTTGGAGCTAACGCGCCCACTGTGGACACCGTGCATGTCGGGGCTGCTGCGAATGTGGAGCCGTAGGTGAATGTCGCTGTAGTCGCTGTACCTACGGATAGGCTGGGGTTACTCTCGACGTGGATGCCGTTCAGTCGGGTCCCGGCTTGGGTATTGTTTATAAGGGCCGAACCGTCGGGCCCTGGATGCATCATTGCCCCTGAGGCCATTGTGTTTCCGACAGCCCCCGCAATTACGCCGGTATTTGTGACT